ATAATAACTTCTATGGTTTACCAAATTCTCAACAACCAATTGATATGTCGTATATGAATGATCTTAATCTTACTGTAAAAGGAGATAAGATTGAGCCAAGAGATTATCAGCTTGAAGCAATACACCATGGATTATCTGAACGAAAAGGTTTATTAGTATCACCTACAGCTTCTGGTAAATCTTTGATCATTTATTCTTTATTGAGATATTTCTTACAGAATAGTAATAAGAAGGCAATTATTATTGTTCCTACTACATCTCTTGTAGAACAAATGTATTCTGATTTTGCGGATTATTCTGAATTTGATAATGATTTTGATACACAAAAAATGTGTCATAAGATATATGCAGGAAGAGAGAAGATAACGACACAAAGAGTTATTATAACAACATGGCAATCAATCTATAAATTACCAGGTTCATGGTTTAAAGATTTTGGATTTGTTGTTGGTGATGAAGCGCATAACTTTAAAGCTAAATCATTAACATCTATATTAACTAAATTAGTCGAAGCTGAGTATCGATTTGGTACAACAGGTACATTAGACGGGACACAAACACATAAACTTGTACTTGAAGGATTATTTGGACCAGCTTATTATGTTACTACAACAAAACAATTAATGGATAAAGGATCACTTGCTGATCTTGATATTGATGTAGTACTTATGAAATACGACGACGAAATTTGTAGAGCGATGTCTAAAGCTACATACCAAGATGAGATTGATTATATTGTACGATACGAAAAACGAAATAAATTTATAACAAACTTAGCTTTAGATCAAGATGGTAATACACTTGTTTTATTCCAATATGTAGAAAAACATGGTAAACCACTATTTAATATGATATCTGATTCAGCACACAAAAGAAGAAAAATCTTTTATGTCTCTGGTGAAACAGGAACAGATGTGCGAGAAGATGTGAGAAGGATTACAGAAAATGAAAAAAATGCTATTATTGTTGCTAGCCTTGGGACTTTTAGTACAGGGGTTAATATTAGGAATCTTCACAACATTATATTTGCTAGTCCAAGTAAATCCCAAATTAAAATCCTTCAATCTATCGGAAGAGGCTTGCGTAAATCAGATGATGGACGAGCAACCAAACTGTACGATATCGCAGATGACCTTCATTGGAAATCACGAAAAAATTTTACTCTCAATCATGCGGCAGAAAGAATAAAAATATACAGTAAAGAGAAATTTAAATTTAAAATACATGAAATTAGGATATAGTATAAATAATGTATATGACAACAATTAAAGATACAACAGAATTAGATGTCTATGACGATCTAAATATTAGACAGTTTAAATTAACTTCTGGTGAAGATGTTATAGGTCTAATAACAGGTGTTGATAAAAAGACGTCTTTTATTCTTATGGAAAGACCTTTATCACTCGTTTCAGAAAACGTTGATATTGATCGACAACGTGTCTACTTTATGGATTGGATGCCAGTATCTAAAGATGATATTGTTTCTATATCCCCAGCTCATATCGTATCCCAAGCAGAGGTAAATAATGAATTGAAAGAATCATATATTAAATGGTGTTTAGAGTATGATCGTACATCTATCACTGACTTTAATGAAGATGAATTTGGTGATGCTGAAGCGGCCTATGATTATGCCAAACTTAAATCAGGTGGTGGTTCAGTACATTAAATAATGGTATCCTTCCTCTTCCCCGGCAGGATAATAATATTATAACATACTTTTTTGAATTTGTACATGCTTTTTTTAAAATAATACTAACACAAATAGTAGGTCTATTATTAAATAAACATGTACTTTTCCTTAGATATAGTGTATAATAATAAGGATGCACTATAAAAATATACTAGGAGTTTAAATAATGAAAGCTAAAGAAAAGCCTCATTACGTCAATAACAGAGAATTCTCATATGCTGTTGTTGAACATGTCAAAGCCTATAACGAAGCAAAAGAAGCAGGTAAAGTTACACCAAAAATACCAGATTATGTTGCTACATCTTTTCTAAAGATCGCTGAAGGCTTATCACATAAATCAAATTTCATTCGATATACCTATCGTGAAGAGATGGTTATGGATGCAGTTGAAAACTGTTTAAAAGCTATTCTCAATTATAATATTGAAGCAGCAACAAGAACAGGTAATCCAAATGCTTTTGCTTACTTTACACAGATTTGTTATTATGCATTTCTAAGACGTATTGCAAAAGAAAAGAAACAACAAGATATTAAGTTTAAATTTATCGAGAAAGCTGGTATCGAAGATCTTATTGCTTATGTAGATGAGAACGATGCTGGTGATGTAGAACGAATGTTTGTTGATGAACTTAAACAGCGTATTGGTCAAGTGAAAGCTCATGATGATCAGATCAAAGAGTTTGCTAAACAAGAAAAAGCAGAGATAAAAGAAGCTAAGAAAAAAGGTCTTGAACTATTCATGGGTTAATTTATGAAGATTGCGATATTAAACGATACACACTGTGGTATTCGTAATTCGTCAGATATCTTCATTGAATATCAAAAACGATTTTACGAAAATGTATTTTTCCCTTATCTAATTGAGAATGATATAAAACAAATCTTACATCTTGGTGATTATTATGACCATCGTAAGTATGTTAACTTTAAAGCACTCAATGAGAATCGTGCTCATTTCTTAGATAAGCTACGTGAATATGGTATTACAATGGATATTATTCCAGGTAACCATGATGTTTATTATAAAAATACCAATGAGCTCTGTGCATTAAAAGAGTTAATGGGTCATTATATGAATGAAATAAACATTATAATGGAACCCAAAGTAATGAATTATGATGGACTTGATATAGCTCTTGTTCCATGGATTAATAATCAAAACTATCACGAATACACAAACTTTATTCAAAACTGTAAAGCTCCTATTCTTGGTGCACATCTTGAGTTAACTGGTTTTGATATGATGAAAGGTGTAAAGAATACTCATGGTATGGGTACAGAATTATTTGATAGATTTGAAATGGTTCTATCAGGTCACTTTCATACTAAATCATCTCGTGATAATATTCACTATCTTGGATCTCAAATGGAATTTACTTGGGCTGATGCCCATGATCATAAATACTTCCACATCCTTGATACAGATACAAGAGAACTTAAACCAGTACATAATACAGAAACTATTTTCGAAAAAATCATGTACAATGATGCGAATATAGATTATAATAGTATAGATGTAAGTCATTTAAAAGACAAGTTTGTAAAGGTTATCGTTGAGAAACGAGAAAACCCATTTGTATTTGATAGATTAATTGATCGTATCAATCAACTTGGTGTGCATGATTTAAAGATAGCAGAAACATTTGATGAGTTTACTGGTGCAAATGTTGATGATGAAGGTATATCTGTTGAAGATACATCTGAGCTATTGAATGGTTATGTAGATAATGTTGAGACAGATTTAGATAAAGATAAAATTAAAGGTATTATGCGATCATTATATGTTGAAGCATCTAATATGGAAATAGTATGATTATATTTGAAAAGGTAAGATGGAAAAACTTTCTATCTACTGGTGATAAGTTTACTGAAGTACAATTAAATCGTTCACCATCAACTCTTATTGTAGGATCAAATGGTGCAGGTAAATCGACAATGTTAGACGCATTGTCATTTGCTTTATTTGGTAAAGCTCATAGAGATATTAAAAAGCCACAACTTATTAATTCAATCAATGGTAAGAATTCTGTTGTTGAAGTAGAATTTAGTATTGGTAATAATAAGTACTTAGTTCATCGTGGTATCAAACCTGGTAAATTTGAGATATATCAAAATGATAAAGCTATTAATCAAGAAGCACATGCTCGTGATTATCAAAAGCTATTAGAACAAAACATTCTTAAACTCAATCACAAATCATTTCATCAGATTGTAGTACTTGGTTCGAGTTCATTTATTCCATTTATGCAATTACCAGCAGCACATAGACGTGAGGTGATTGAGGATCTATTAGATATTAATATCTTTTCTAAGATGAGTGGCATTCTAAAAGAACGTAATGCATTGCTCAAAGAACAACTTAAAGATTTAGGATTTAACTTAGATTTAATTAGTGAGAAAGTAGGACTACAAAAGAAATATATTCGTGAAGTTACAGAGATTAATGACGAGAATATTAAAGGTAAACAAAATGAAATACAAAAACTTGCAAGCGAGATCACTGAGTTACAAACTCAAAACTCAGAAGACTCTCTTTTCATCGAAGAAAACCAATCAGGACTCCAAGCCAAGCAGTCCAAGTTATCAGATAAAAAGTCGAAGATTCAACAATTCATTAATCAATTTCAAAACGAAATTAAGTCCTTGGTTAAAGAAGCAAAATTCTATGAAGATAATGATTCTTGCCCAACCTGTTCCCAAGATATTAGTGAGGAACTTAAATCCGACAAGTCTGAAAAAGCGAAGATACGCGCGAACGAATTACAAAAAGGTATGGAGCATGCCAATAAAGAGCAGAGTGATTTGGAACAAACTCTTGACGGGATCACTACACAATTGGCCGAAATACAATCAAAGCAATCAGCTATACACTTTAACAATCAAACCATCTCAAGGCTTCAAGGACAAATATCTGATATCGAAACTATAATTGCAAATCTTGAAGGTAAAGATGGTGATGTATCAAAAGCAAATGCAACTCTTGCTGATTTACTTGATCAGAAAGATTCATTAGTTGAAAAGAGATTAGAAACAAACGAAACTAAATCTTATTATGATGCATGTACTGAGATGCTACGTGATACTGGTATTAAGACTAAGATTGTAAAAGAATATCTACCAGTTATGAATAACCTTGTCAATAAGTATTTGCAAGTTTTAGATTTCTTTGTTCAGTTTCATTTAGATGAGAATTTCACTGAAACAATTAAGTCACGTCATAGAGATGCATTTAATTATGCTTCATTCTCTGAAGGTGAGAAACAACGTATTGATTTAGCACTACTCTTTACTTGGCGACAGATAGCAAGAATGAAGAATTCGGCTTCAACTAATTTACTTGTACTCGATGAAACATTTGACTCGAGTCTCGATCATGATGGTGTAGATAATCTAATGAAGATACTTGATACACTGGACGAAGGCTCAAATGTATTCGTTATTTCTCATAAAGGTGATTTATTGGATGGTAAGTTCAGGTCTAAAATCGAGTTCACAAAGGAGCATAATTTCTCAAAAATGAAAATAAATTAACTTTTTTGCGAAAAAAAGGTTTACATTACCTCGAAACTGTGGTATAATATATACATATGACGACGAAAGAGAGGTTTAAATGATTAATTTTGAAAGACAATCTGTACTAGCTAGATTGCTTGCTAAGGAGAATCTAACAGTTCGCCATGGCAATTATAGTACAGCATTCTTTGATGTTGAAAATCGTGTACTTGGTCTTCCATTGTTTAAGGACCATAGCAAAGACGTATACGATCTTTTAGTTGGCCACGAAGTTGGTCATGCTCTATATACACCAGCTGAGGGCTGGCATGATTCTGAAAAAGAAATTCCTGGCGTTCCACGTGCATACATTAATGTTGTAGAAGATATTCGTATTGAACGCAAAATCCAACTTAAATATCCTGGTCTAGTAGCTGCATTCAAACGTGGTTATTCAGAGTTCGATCAAGCTGATTTCTTTAATATTGCTAATAAAGATGTTAATTCGCTTGGTCTTATGGATCGTATCAATCTAAAAGCTAAGCTACGTGATTTGATTGATGTTGAATTTAGTGATATCGAGCAACCTTATGTTGATATGGCTTTTGCTGTAGAAACTTGGGAAGATGTTCTAAATGCATGTCGTGAGTTGTACAATTTTGTTAAAGAGAATAAAACTAAAGAGGAGAATGAGAAATATGAAAATTTTACATCCAACATTGGTGGTGAAAGTGAAGATGATGGTTCTAGCGACTTTGGAGGTGGTACTGAAGGTGATGAACAAGATTCCGGCGATCAAGCAGATATGTCATCAATGCGAAGCGAAAGTGCTGATCAAGAGAGTGGATCTGGTGGCTCAAATGGCGGCGAAGAAGTAGAGAATACTCAACAGCAACAATCTGAAAATTACGGTGGTAGCGATGGCACTCAAAGTGATTACTCTGCACCACATAGCGGTAATACAGATCGTGTATATACTGATGAAGCATTTCGTCATCATGAAAAAGATTTAATCGAAGATGGTGCAAATGCTCCTACTGTAATTTATGGTCCAACTCGTAAACAAGTTGAAGCTATGACTTTCTCAATTGATGAGATATTTGCATCTCGTGATATTAAAATGAAAGAAGCAAGAGAATGGTCAT